TTTGGCTTTTATTCTCAACCAGGTTCGCAAGTTATCAGTCAAGACTGGTCAGGCATTCAAGAACGCTTGTTACCTTTTGAAGTAGCTCTGCGCACTAATGATTTTGAATTAGGCAATAATACATTGTGGCGCATTAGTGAGTTGTTAGATGGTATGACACGTTTGGAGACAGACGAAACATACACATTTAACAAGATCAATATTGAACCACAACCATTTCTAGCAATAATTGACGTCTCTGAAAAGGGCGTTTTTTTATTGGACTTTAGTGTTGAAATTACTCAACAAATAGACTTAGGAGAATAATATAACATGGGAAAATTTAACGAAAACTACCAGAACAAATTAGAAATTGATACGACTGGTAATACAGCACTTGCTGATGTTTCTAAAGCAACATGGGCAACATTAGCTGCGGGAATTCAAACAATCACACCAGCTGCATCTGAAACAGCTGATACGACACCTTACTACGATGGTGAGGGGTTCTCTGACGTTGATGTTACTGGTAAGGCAGTTACATTTGCGATTGCTGGACACCGTATTGATGGTGATGCAGCACAAGATTACGTAGCTGATAAGTTTATTGCTGTTGGTGATACATTACGTACACTTGCACGTTGGACTGATCCAAAGGGAAATCAAGTGCAATTCGTAGCAACTTTGCAAGCAATCGTGCCATTTGGTGGTGCTGCCAACGTTAAGCAAACATTCAGCTTCACGCTTGCCGCTAATGGTAAACCACAAGCAGTTGCTGCATCTAATCCTAATCCACAAGGGTAACTATACAAGTACAGTGGCTATAATCGCTCAAATGGGGTGTGAAGCCCAATTACATAACTAGCTAATAGGAGAATATCATGGCAATTTCAATTAATTCATTCTTGATCAACGAAAAAAAGTTTACACTCATGGGTCGTGATTTAACAGCGCGCTATACCCCGGAGGTCGATAACGAGTTCTCTGATTTCTTAATTGATTTGGGTGAACTCGAAAAGAGAATGAGTAATCCAAAACTTGATGAATTGAATGTTGATTCAAAGAAACAAAAGATTCGTGAATTCACTCAAGAAATTCTTGAATTGAGTGCCAAGTACATCAAGGCGTTGTTTGATAAAAGTGATGCCGACTACATTTTTGAGCAAGCTGGTGGACGTTACACCAACGTGGCACGTTTAGCACGTACATTCTTTGATGAGGGTAACGACAACGAGTTAGCTAAGCAACAAGGCGGACAAAACCGTAAGCAACGTCGCAACAGCAAGGCAAATGATTAATGTTTTCATTTACTAAACGACCCGAAAAGACCATCCAATTAGCTAATCGAGAGTATCGTATTAATCTAGCGTTTGATGTTGTAATTTCAGCGTTTGGTGTGTTGGATTCAGAAGAATTAGATGATGAAGATAAAATCAAACAGTGCTTTGATCTATTCATTATTGATGATTTAGGATTTGACAGTTTGGCAGTTAAAAGTGATATTGTTTCCAGTATTTTTCAGTACGTCAATGAACAGCCATATGGCCACACTGATAACGATGAGGAAACTGGTAACGAACCAGCCGATAATTTTCATTCCGATTTTGATTACGAACAAGATGCAGGAGCGATTTATGCATCTTTTTTAAATTTCTATCACATTGATTTGAATCAGATGATTGGACGTATGCATTGGGACGAGTTCAAGGCGTTGTTTGATAATTTGGGTTCAGAGACACCTATTCAAAAGATACGTCAGTATCGTGGTGATGACTTAACACGATACAAGGACGATGCAGAGCGTGCGCAGTTTATTAGTAGCCAACAGTTCTATTATCAGCTTGATAAAGACAAGGGTACTGATATGTTCTCCGGCAATGCTTCATCTGTATTCGACATGATGTTCGAGGAGGGCAAATAATAAGTGAAAGGAGTAATTTAAATGGCTGATGGTTCGATTAATATTGATTTACTGCTGAATGACCAAACTGATAAAACTTGGACAGAATTTAAGGGCAAGGCTGAACGTGAGGGTAAGAGCGGCTATGAAAAGTTCAAAGACGCGTTTAAAGGTGATCCTTTAGTTGCTAAGTTGGAAACAAAAGCTAACAAAGCTGGTATCTCTAACTTTAGAGAGCTGTTGAGTAAGCTACCCAAAGAAAAGCAAACTGAATTATTAACCAAGGCTGAAAAAGGGGAAGCAATTAACTTTCAAAAGTTGTTGCATGAAATCCCATCTAAGGTGACATCAGAAGTTGAATTAAATGATAACGCTTCAACTGGACTACGCTCAATAAAGAACCAGGCTACCGAAGTCGGTGACAAGTTCCATCGTCTGAAAGAAATAGCTCTAGGCACGTTTATCGGTAGTGCCTTGGGAGGCGCGGTAAGAAACGTTGCGGGGTTTATCGGTGGACTAGGTCAAGAGGCACTTAACTCATCAGACGCCTTGCAAAAGTTTAAGTCAACCATGCAGCTTGGTGGCTTTGGTGAAAAAGAAATAGATTCCGCCACTAAGCAAGTTAAGAAATACGCTGATGATACAGTTTATGACTTAAATACAGTTTCTAATACAACAGCTCAATTAGCCGCCAACGGTGTAAAAGACTATATGGGACTAACGGAAGCTGCGGGTAATTTAAACGCACAAGCTGGTGGTAATGCTGACACATTCAAATCTGTTGCAATGGTGATGACTCAAACGGCTGGTGCAGGCAAACTGACCACTGAAAACTGGAACCAACTCGCTGATGCGATACCTGGTGCATCTGGTGTGCTTCAAAAAGCGATGAAAGAAAACGGTGCATTTACTGGCAACTTCCGTGATGCTATGTCTAATGGTCAAATAACTGCTGATGAGTTCAACGAGGCACTGACTAAATTGGGTAGTAACGATGCCGCTAAGAAAGCAGCTACATCTACTAACACGTTTGAGGGTGCTTGGGGCTCATTAGAGGCTAACATTGTTTCTGGTTTAGATAGCATTATTGATAAGATTGGCAAGAAAAATCTAACTGGTGTTATTAACCAATTATCTGATATTGCTACCAAAGGTTTTGGAATTGTTGCTCGTTCGGTAGCTAATTTGTTTGGCTACATAAACAGCCATCAAAAAGATATATCTGGCGTGTTTAAGAGCATTAAGGATATTGTCGGTGCTTTAGCTGGTGGTGCATGGGACATTGCAAAAGATACCTTATCAGGTATTGCAGGGGCATTTGGGCTAATTAGTGGGAATAGTAAAAAAGCCCACGATCCACTTAAAACACTTAATGACGTATTATCTGAAATAGCTAAGCACAAAACTGCTATTAAGGTTCTTGGCGCGGTTATTGTATCAGCTTTTGCTGCTAAAAAATTGTCTGATTTCGTAAATGGCATGGCAATGGTTATCAAAACATTGAAATTAGTGACAATTAGTTCTAAATTGGCAGCTGCAGCACAGTGGCTACTAAATATTGCCATGAGCGCCAACCCAATTGGAATAATCATCATTGTATTAGCTGCTTTAGGAGCGGCTTTCTACGAATTATATAAGCACAACAAGAAGTTCAGGGACTTTATCAAAGGCTTAGTAGCTGGTGCCGCTGAATTCTTTAAAGGAGTTGGCAAGTGGTTTGGTGAAGCAGGTAAGGCGATCGGTAAGTTCTTTGGTGGACTTGGTAAATGGGCTAGTAATGGCACCAAAAGTTTGGGTAAGTTCTTTAGCGGATTAGGCAAATGGTTTGGCGGAATTGGTAAGTCGATTGGCAGTGGCGCTAATGTGTTTGGCAAGTGGTTTAGTGGATTAGTTAAAGGATTTGTCAAAGGTTGGAATGCGTTTATCAATACGGCTGTCAAAATGGCTAAAATGTTTGTAAAAGTATTGTTTGTCGCGTTGATGTTTCCAGCTGGGATAGCGTTTATCATTACCAAACCTTTAATAGCGCCACTCAAAAAAATATTTAATACATTGATTAACTGGATCAAGAAAGCATGGAATAGTACTACTAAGTTCTTAAGCAAAGTGTTTGAGCCTGTCAAGAAAGCTTGGAGTGCTGCGCTAAAATTCATTTCTAATTTATGGGAACGCGAATGGAATGGCATTACTAAATTATTCAAGATGATTTGGAATGCATTAACTAAATTCTTTAAGAAAGAACTTGATTTCTGGGAAGACGTTATCTCTGATACACTCAAATTCATTTCTAAGATTTGGAATAAAGTTTGGGATAGCGTTTCTGACTTTTTCGAGAAAACTTGGAAAGGCATGAAGAAGTTCTTTAAGCCGATTATCGATTGGTTGGGTGATGTTATATCCGACACATTGAATTGGATTAAGAAGATTTGGCGTAAAGCGTGGGATACAGTAACTGATGTATTCAGTGATGCTTGGAGCAATATTAAGAAAGCTGGTAGCAAGGGTATTAACGCCCTTAAAAACACATTAGATAACGTGCTCGACAAGATTGGTAAGTCATTCTCTAACACTTGGAAAGGTGTTAAGAACGGCTTTGGCGATATGTGGGACGGTATGAAGTCATTAGCTGGTAAAGGCATTAACGCCGTGATTAAGATACCAAATGCTGGTATTGATGGGATTAATGGTTTGATTCACGACTTCGGTGGACCCAAGCATGCACTTGGTAAAATACCAAAGGTAGCCTTTGCTACTGGTACTGGCGCTTTTGGTAACGTTCGTAGAGCAATTACCAACCCAACGATGGCAGTGCTTAATGATGGCTTTGACAGTCCTGCAACAGGCAACAAAGAGGCGTTGATACACCCTAATGGGGCAATGGAAGTTGTCCAAGGTCGTAACACAGAACGTTTGTTGATGCCTGGAACAGAAGTATTAAACGCCTCTGAACTAGCAATGATTATGGGTCAACAACACTTTGCCAATGGTACTGGGTTCTTAGGTAGTATCTGGGACGGTGCTAAGGGTGTAGCTGGAACAGTTGGCCATGTAGCAGGTAATGCATGGGACGGCATTAAAAGTGGTGTGGGCAAGTTCACTAAGATGTTAGGGTTCATTACTAATGCTGTAGCACACCCTATTAAGACAATGGAAAAGACGTTTAACCCAGTAGCAAGTGGTATGGGTGCTATGTTTAACGGACTTGGAAAAGGCGCATTTGGCAAGGTTAAAGACCAAGCTAAAGACTGGTGGGGTTCTCTTTGGTCAATGGCTAAAGATAGTTCTGATAGTGGTGCATCAGCAGGCAATGGTGGCAATGATTACCCTTGGAAGTCAGTTGGTAAAGACTCTGGTGCAGATCCATGGGGATATTTCTACCGTGAATGTGTGTCGTTTGTTGCTAGCCGATTGAAGAATATGGGTGTTTCACCAAGTTTGTTCAGTCACTTAGGTAATGGTTCAGATTGGGTCAATGCCAAGGTAGCACATAGCAGTAATCCTAAGCCTGGTGACGTTGCCGTTTATGGTCCAGGCAGTGAGTTTGGAAACCACGTAGCCATGGTTAACGGTGTACAAGGCAATAAAATTTCAGGTGAAGAATATAACTGGAATGGAGATGGTAAGTATCATACTTATCAAGGGCGTAATAAGTCTGGTGCCACAACATTCTTAAACTTTGGTAACTCATCATCTGGGCAGAAAAAAGAAGTGTCTGCTACAGGTCCGATGCAGAAATTAATCAAAGGGCAAGTTGGTGGCATGTTCAACTGGATTAATAAGTTTATTAGTCCACTGAATAATTCTAGTTCAGGCACTGATAATGATGTCCATAGTTGGTCAGGCGACGTTAAAAAAGCCTTAGGTAAATTAGGACTTTCTACGTCTGGTTCAATGGTCAGCAAAGTTCTTAAACAGATTCAAACCGAGTCCGGAGGTAACGCTAAAGCGTTAGGTGGCAATGATGGCTTATCAGATGGTAACGCGACTGGTTTGATGCAAGTTAAGCCAGGCACTTTTAAAGCGTTCGCTGCTAAAGGTCACAATAATATCATGAATGGATATGACAATATCTTGGCTGGTTTAGCTTATGCTAAAAGCCGATATGGTAGCGACTTGTCGTTTTTGGGTCAAGGTCATGGATATGAGAATGGTGGTTGGGCACATAAGCCAAGTATATTCGGTGAAATACCTGGTCAACCTGAAATTGCAATCAATCCAGCCAGAGCAACGGCAGATGAACATATTAATGAAGCTATTGTTGCGCGTGCTAAGAAAGCGCCTAACAGCCTATCAGCGAAGATGGCAGGTATTGTTCAAGGCGCTAAAAGTGGTATGCAATCAATGATGGCACCACAGCCTGTCTTTGCTGGTACAGCTGGTACATTTGGTAATGGTGGCATTGACTTGAGTGGTGATGTTCATATGACAATCAAGATGGACAGTGGCGAGGTTGCACGTGCTACTTATCCAAAGATTAAAGTGCTACGAGATCAAGAATTTCAATTGAAAGGTCAAACAACTGGTAATACTTATGACTACTAATTATCAAGGTGATATCATCATTCAAAGACGTGACGGTAAGACTTACGATTTAGAAAAAGAAGGCATTCGTGTTATCACGTTTGACCCGCCATCTCCTAACTTTCAGCATACTTACACTCAGACGGGTGATTATGGTGCTGATTTAACAGGAACACAGGTACAGCAGACAACAATACCGTTGATTTTCGATGTGGTTGCTCGAGACAATTATGATTACGAATTACAAAGGCTCAAGGTGCTACAGATATTTAGTAGCAACGAGCCTTTTTACGTGATCAATATGCGGACACCGTTCTTGCGTTGGAAAGTTATTGCTGAAGCATTCACTTATCCGCGTTTGGGTAATTATTGGAAAGCTAAGAGTGTATCGGTTAACTTGGTTTGTTATGAGGGCTTTGCTGAAAGCACTGCCACAACACAAGATCCATTTACCTTTGATGGTGGGACATTTGGTATTGGTATGGGAATACCATTTGATACACCAAGGTACTCATTTAAAAATCAACCAAAATTTCAGTTCTATAATCCATCGGTTATTCCATTGTTGGCCAATGAACGACCAGTCACGTTGTCATTTAAAGGTAATGCTCCAAATGGTATTACCATTGCTAACAAGACAACAGGGCAGTCCTTTAAGTATAAGCATGCGCTGACAAAGAGCAATGATTTTAAATTAGTTGGTTTAATACCGATTGTTGATGGGTCTCAAAGGTTTGGCAACACTTATTCAGACCGCAGTTTTATTGATTACGCGCAGGGATATAACACAATGGAAATCATAGGATCAACTGATTTTACATTGTCGTTTAATACGAGGTTTTACTACTGATGACTAGAAATATAGTTTATATCAAACAAGCAATAGGGGATGAAACCCCTGCCGCTGTTTATAATTTATCAATCACTGAAACGCTTAACGAGCTAAGCACATTGTCCTTTACGTTTGATAATGATGCCCAAGATAAAGTCGCTGCTCAAATGATGTCGCCACAAACACGGGTACTTGTGCCAGAAGTTGGACAGTGGTTCAGGCTGACAAACGTCAACCCAATATCACTAGGTAAGACAAGGGCGTATCAGGTATCTGCTGTTCATGTTGGTACTGATTTGCATGATAAATACGTTGAAAAACGATTATCAAATACGCAGAGTTTAGATGCTTGCATGAAATTAATTACTGATGGCACTGGGTTTAAGTATGTGATACATGATACTTTCAAGAACTACTCATTCAGTGATGGCTTTGGTGGCGATTTCGCTGATAGTCTGTTAATGAATACATTGAATAGTGATTTTGGATTTGAATTTTATTTTGATAACTGGACAATCCATATTTATAAAAAGCTTGGTTTGTTAGACCAGTTTGTTTTTATTGATGGCTATAATGCATCTAAAATATCATGGACGGAAGACTACAGTAATATCAGGACTTACATTAAAGGATTAGGCAAACAGCGCGATAACGGTACTTATGCAGCTACTGCTGAATACAAAAGTCCTAATGCTGATATTTGGGGTATTAAGCAAGCCGCAACCGTGCAAGACGATCGATTTACTGATAGTGATTCTTTATTGAGCTACATCAAAGGACAACTACAAGATTATCCAATTATTCAATACACGATGGAGCGTGCAGAATTTGAACATGGTGCAAAGTTGTCGGATATGAACAGTGTCAAGGTTGGCAATTCAGGATTGTTAAAAGACAGGTTGGGTATAGATGTT